TTAATTATGGTGCCGTCGATGCTTAATCAGACTGCACACAAACAAATAGCACAGCGCGCCGAGGGCGCACCAGAAAACGCCGCTCAGCAACCACGCCAGCTCCTGCCAGAAACTTCGCGTTGATACATACAGCATGCGCATCAGCAGCAGACACAGCGGTGCCGCCAGCATTGCGCCAATAAGCGGCTTGACCACCTCCCCTTTACGGGAAAGAAAACTGGCAGCGGCTCCCGGCAGGGTAAAAAAGAGCAGCCCCAGCTCCGGATGTCCGGCAGCCCTGAATGCCCCTTTCACATTAAAAGCGAGCGACATGCACACGACGGTAAACAGCAAAAAGCAGCTGATCACCCCCGCCCAGTTTCGTTTAATGTTCAAACTATCCTCCTGACTTATCTCTATCAAATACACCTTCGTCGGGTAGACGCCCAGTCAGATAAAGCAGTGCGGCAATCCATGCCAAAGTACGCACAGGGTGATGCGATAATAGGTAGCTGTCAGTAGCTAATACGATTAAACTATCGGCCAGCTAATGTTTTAGGGAATAAATTAGGTAACAGGGAGGGTTGAACGCGTTCCCTCGCCCAGAAAACAGTAGCCCAAATAGTCCTTTCATTCAACAACTTACTGGTAAACAAGAAGTTAGCCTCCGTGAATATAAACGTCGCAGACTTGTTAAATGGGAATTACATCCTGTTATTATTTGTGGTACTGGCGCTGGGCCTTTGCCTGGGTAAATTGCGCCTGGGTTCAGTTCAACTTGGTAATTCCATTGGCGTTTTAGTCGTCTCCTTATTATTAGGCCAGCAGCACTTCAGCATTAACACGGACGCGCTCAACTTAGGCTTTATGCTGTTTATTTTTTGTGTTGGCGTGGAAGCGGGACCGAACTTTTTTTCAATTTTCTTCCGCGACGGCAAAAATTATCTGATGCTGGCGCTGGTGATGGTCGGCAGCGCGCTGCTGATCGCGTTAGGGCTGGGTAAACTGTTTGGCTGGGATATCGGGTTAACGGCCGGTATGCTGGCAGGCTCTATGACCTCCACCCCCGTGCTGGTGGGTGCCGGTGATACCCTTCGCCATTCCGGCATGGCCGGCGCGCAGCTCTCTACCGCGCTCGATCACCTGAGCCTGGGCTATGCCCTGACCTATCTGATTGGTCTGGTGAGCCTGATTGTCGGCGCACGCTACCTGCCAAAACTGCAGCACCAGGATCTGCAGACCAGCGCCCAGCAAATCGCGCGCGAGCGCGGTCTCGATACCGATTCCAAACGTAAAGTCTATCTCCCGGTAATCCGCGCCTATCGCGTCGGGCCAGAGCTGGTGGCATGGGCTGACGGCAAAAACCTGCGCGAGCTGGGGATTTACCGCCAGACGGGCTGCTATATCGAACGTATACGCCGTAACGGCATTCTGGCGAACCCGGACGGCGACGCGGTGCTGCAGATGGGCGACGACATCGCGCTGGTGGGTTACCCGGACGCCCACGCCCGTCTCGACCCGAGCTTCCGTAACGGCAAAGAGGTGTTCGACCGAGACCTGCTCGACATGCGTATCGTCACCGAAGAGATCGTGGTGAAAAACCATAACGCCGTGGGCCGCCGACTGGCCCAACTGAAGCTGACCGACCACGGCTGCTTCCTCAACCGCGTGATCCGCAGCCAGATTGAGATGCCTATCGACGACAACGTGGTGCTCAACAAAGGCGACGTGCTGCAGGTCAGCGGCGACGCGCGCCGCGTGAAAACCGTGGCCGACCGCATCGGCTTTATCTCCATTCACAGCCAGGTCACCGACCTGCTGGCCTTCTGCGCCTTCTTTATCGTTGGCCTGATGATCGGGATGATCACCTTCCAGTTCAGCAATTTTAGCTTCGGCATCGGTAACGCCGCCGGGCTGCTGTTTGCCGGGATCATGCTGGGCTTCCTGCGAGCCAACCACCCGACCTTCGGCTACATTCCGCAGGGCGCGCTGAACATGGTGAAAGAGTTCGGTCTGATGGTCTTTATGGCGGGCGTGGGCTTAAGCGCGGGCAGCGGTATCGGCCACAGCCTAGGCGCCGTCGGCTGGCAGATGCTGGTGTCCGGACTGATCGTCAGCCTGGTGCCGGTGGTGATCTGCTTCCTGTTCGGCGCCTACGTGCTGCGCATGAACCGCGCCCTGCTCTTTGGGGCAATGATGGGCGCGCGTACCTGTGCGCCAGCCATGGAAATCATCAGCGATACCGCACGCAGCAACATCCCGGCGCTGGGCTATGCGGGCACATATGCTATCGCTAACGTGCTGCTGACGCTGGCGGGTACGCTGATCGTTATCATCTGGCCTGGACTCGGATAACTCCTAAGTTTGCGCGCGGGGAAAATATTTTCGTTACGCGCAGAACTTTTTTATCAGGGGGCAGTCATAACTAGTGCCACTGCTTTTCTTTGATGTCCCCAATTTGTGGAGCCCATCAACCCCGCCGTTTTGGTTCAAGGTTGATGGGTTTTTTGTTGCCTGAATTTTACTAACCGTAAAATCAATTACTTACATCACCGCTTTCCCATGCATGGCGACAAAGTGGCGACAGCGCTAAAGCACGTCGCAAAAACCTGACTTCAATTCCCCATGATTTTTCGCCCTCCTCACTACTAAAAACCATCGATTCATGGCAACAAATGAATAAAATCAAAAAAAATAGTCAGCAAGGATAGCCGAATGTTCGATTTTTACCCTGAGAAAACCTACAGCAGAACGGAAGTCATGAGTGTGCCTTCTCCGGTTCCAGCGGTGAACGGTATTTATTTTTGGTGGTTTAAAGAAATCCCTCCGGGCGTTCCTGCAGAAGGCTGCATAACATTCGACGATTACACTTTGCTTTATGTTGGCATCTCACCAGACCAGCGTGGGAAACCCAACAGTCGATCGAATTTAAGGAAGCGTATCAAAACGCATTACAGCGGAAATGCTGCTGGTTCCACACTTAGACGCACGCTTGGAGTGCTACTCAGCCGTGAAAGCAACTTTCCCCTGCGCAGGGTTGGGTCTGGCTCCAGAATGACATTCACTCACCCAGGCGAGCAGTGGCTTGATGCCTGGATGGAAAAGAATGCCAAAGTTCACTGGATACCTGTCGCAGCGCCATGGGAATTTGAGGACACTTTGATCGCATCGATTCCCCTGCCATTGAACATTAAGGGAAATGCTCATGACTTTAGAATGACGCTTTCAGGAATGCGTAGTCAGGCTGCAGCAGAGGCAAGATTGATGGAGATTGCTGATGAAAGGGGTTTCAGAAGAAGACTTTTGGCGTAGTAAAAAAACTACGCCTATGGTCTTAGATCAGTAAGCTAATTGTTCCTGTATTCCCTTCGGATGAGGCGGCGCGGCGCTGATTTTTTGCGGACGGCAAACAGATCGCACGAAAGTCTCATGCGTCACGAACGTATGCCCGCACTCAATATTGGTACACTGGTTGTATCGTTCTTTGGTTTCGCTGGAAACCTGAAAGCTACTGCGTGTATGCGCGGCCTGGCCGCACATCGGACAATTCATCATTTCGTTCAGCCCTCACTCTTAACAAGTTCGCAATAATGATACATAATTGTTCTCAATATGGAACCAATCATTCAATTTCGAACTCATCTATTTTCACTTCGAGATCCAGACTGGTCGTAAACCCGTTATCCGGGCTGACGGTGTGAGTCAGCGTAGTGATGGTCCACTCCGCATCATCAATCGGCTGCTTAAACCCGCTCACCTTCACCGGCATTTCGGTGTAGAGATCTGCCCGACCTTCTGCCAGCTGCAGGGAGAATGACGCCACCCCGCGCTGCAGGCGCTCCCACTGCATCTTTGCCGCTCGCTCTGCATTGCTGCGGTTTGCATAAGTTCTGTTGAGTACCAGCACGTTTTCATCCGTTCCAACCAGGTAATCGCCCTGTTTTGCTTCCGGCTCCTTTGCCGCGGTGGTTTTCTTTCGACGGTGCTTAACCTTTGCTGTCTCTTTTTTCTTTGGCTCACGGGTATGGAGCCAGCTGGCAATCACCCCCGTATAGGCATCGCGATCTGCCAGGGTAAAACGATGACCGTCACCGGCCTGGCGGGTTATGGTGATAACCGGCAGCGGCTTACCGCTTGCCGTTCTGCCCTGTCCCTGGCGGATAAACAACAGATTGCCGTCCTTAACTGAGGCTATCGCTCCATACTGCCGCGCCAGCTTCATCAGGAAACTCGCATCGCTCTCGTTGGTCTGGTCAAGATGATCCACAGGTTTGTCCATAAGGTCCTGGCCCAGCGCAATCTTTAATTTATGCCTGGCGGCGATTTCCTTCACGACTTCGCCCACCGTTGTCTGGTGCCAGGACTTTTCACGCCGCGTGTTAAGGGTTTCACGGAAATCTGCGCTACGCGCGCGAATTGTGAGACGGTCAGGCGCTCCGCTGTGCTCAATCTCATCGACAGTAAAGGCCCCTTTCGGAAAAAGCGGCTGACCTTTCCACCCCAGCGCAAACCGAATAATGGCCCCCCGACGCGGCAGAACGATTTGCCCGTCCGAGTCGTCCAGTTCCAGATCAAGCTGGTCCGCTTCAAAGCCCCGGTTATCCGTCAGCGTCAGACTCATCAGGCGCACATCCAGCACGGTAGTCACATCCCTACCCTCAATAATGATGCTGAAACCTGGGGCTTTGCTGTTCAGGTTCAGGAGATCAGAGCTGAAATTCACTGCAGCAACCCTCCAACCGTATTTTTCATACTGCCTATCGCAGAGGTGGCGGAGTCCTGCAAATTACTGAGCTGATCGCTGAGGCTGCCAAACATATCAGACAGCGATTCATCCACCCGCTTGAGGCTCAGCGAAAATTCGATTCGCCGGGGCATACCGCTCTCAAAAAATTCTGTTTTTGTCTGGCTCAGACCCTCGATCACAAACATGCCGTAAATCGTTCCGCTCCCCTCAATCAAAGGCCAGGCTTTCCCCAGCTCCGCCATTTGCTCCAGCGCCAGCAAAGACAGCCTGCCGCCAGTAATCTCCGGCAGCAGGACGCCGGACAGCGTAAGCGTATCGTTATCCGGCCCAAGAAACTGCGTTGTCGGGCGCCGGTTAACCCGGCTGTTGGCAGCGTGCCGCCAGCTGCGCTGGTACTGCAGCTCCTGATAGGGCACGGTGCGCAGCATGAATACGTATAACCCCAGCACCATCATCATTATTCGTAACCCCCTCGATCACTGAAATTACTACGTGTTTTTGCCCTGGCCCTGCGCTCACGCTCATCAAGCTGCCGGGCCACCTCGCGGGCGATATCCTGCGCGCTTTGCCCTGGCTGGGCGACAATATGAATTGGCGCGCTTATCTCGTACTTAATGACCTGCGGCTGTCTTTCTGCCTTCGCCGACGGCGCCGGTTGCGTCCTGACAGGTACACTGTACGTATGAATTGGCGCGGCTTCTGCCGGGGCAGCCGCCAGGCCCATTACGCCAGCGACCACGGAAGCGAACACCTTCTGGCGCATAGCCATCGGGTCAGCCCTGTTATCCGTGATTTCCGTAACTGCCGGTGCTGGCATGACAGCCGCAGCGATATCGGCCAGATCCGCAGCACGATCCCGACCAGGACGATTTACCGGGGCGTTAACAATCTCAGGCGGCAGTATTAACCTGCTTTCAGGCCGTTGCTCCGGGCTGGCTGTTACATCACGAACCGGGCTTACCGTTGCCGCCAGTTTCACCAGCTCAGTAGTACGATTGATTACCGGAAGATTTGCCGGACCGTTCACACTATCAGGCGGCAGAACTATCGCGCGTTCAGGACGTTGTTTAGCGCTGGCCGGTTCCGTCCGGGAAGGATTGAGCGTTGCCGCCACCCTTGCCAGATCAGCAGTCCGTTTCCTGCCGGTGACACGGGCGGGTCCGTTAACGATCTCTGGGCCATTCTCACCCACGATGCCGAACTGGCCGCGCGGAATGGTACCGCCGCTGTCGTACATGCCAGCAAAACCCATCGGCGGGAATCCGCCAGGCGGCAGCACCACTTTACCGTCTGTGTTTACCGTGGCTGGTTGCTGCCGCGTGACCTGCTCAGGAAGCTTCGCTTTGGCCGCTTCCTTGCTGACAATGCCAAGTTTTTCAAGCAGCCAGGACACGCCCGATTTAAGCGAATCCAGCGGGTGCATGACCATGTTCAGCCCTGCCGCCAGCGCCTCCCCAAACTGCCGCCCCATCGACGCCGCGCTTTGCAGCTCTGCAGAGGTGGATTTAACCGGCGTCAGCAGATCAGTAAACCATCCCCACAATGCCTGGACCTTGTCACCTATCCACTGGAAAACAGGCTGCAGTGGCTCAAACGCCGCACTGACAGGCGCAGCTGCAGCTTTGAATCCTTCAACCACTCCGCCTAAAAATGCGCTTATCGGCTGCCAGTATTTCCAGACAACCAGCGCCACACCAGCCAGCGCCGCCACAACGAGCCCTATCGGACTAAGCAGGGCGCCCAGCAATCCAGAAATCCCGTACAGCGCAACGCGAAGGAGGGCCAGCGGGCCGGACGCCAGAAAACGCAGCACGCCACCGGCTGCGGATAATCCCCCGCGCAACGCGGCCAGCGGATTCATTACCATGCCGATAATGTTGCGAATACCGGACATTCCGCCGCGAAGGACAGCAAGCGGCGCACCGGCCAGCGCTTTCAGCGCATTGCCAGCCAGCCCGGCAGAACGGCGCAGGGAGTTAAGGGGAGACGCCAGCAATCCGGCGCTGCTGCCGGATGCAGCCAGGCCACGGCGCAACAGGGAAAGCGGCGCATTTGCCAGCCAGGACAGCGCGCCGCCGGTGCGGGTCACTGCAGACATAACGGAGGGGAGTGTTTTTACACCCAACACGGACAGGCCAAAACGGATCACCGCCAGCGGCCCCAGCACGGCAGCCACGGCCACCGCCAGCGTGCCGAGCACAAAGGTGATCGCAGCTGTGGCTGCAGCCACTTTCATCAGCGTGCCCGCCAGCTGCGGGTTAGCCTCAACCCATCGACGCAGTGCCCCGGTAACGTTTTTGACGTACCCCATGATATCCATCAGCGGCTGGCGCAGGGTTTCACCCAGGCTACTGAAAGCGTTCTGCGCGCCCGTTTTAACAAGCAACCACTGCGCGGAAAGTGAATCCTTATTGATATCGGATTCTTTCTGCATGGAGCCGTTAGCCTCAGTGCCTGAGGTGAGTTTCAGCTGTCGCTGCAGCTCCGGCAGGTTGTTTGCAAGCTTCGCCGCATCATCGCCAAACTCCTTGCCAAATATCATCGTCATGGCGGACAGGCGCTTATCCTGCGGCAGCTTGTTGACCTTCTCCAGCACGCGCTGAATGGTCCCCATTGCGTCCTTTGTCATCTGCTTTTCAATCTCTTCAGGATTGAGTTTCAGCAGATCCATACCTTCCATGAACCGCTTGCTCTGCATGGTCGCAATCGACAGTTCGCGCACCATCGCATTTGATGCGCTGGCGGCAATTTCAGGCGCGGCGCCCAGAGACAGGAAGGTGGAACCCAGCGCGGCCGCCTTTCGGAAATCAAGCCGGTCGGCCACGCCCCCCATGCGCTGCAGCACATTGATGATATCGCCGCCCTTAGACATGGCGTTATCGTCCAGGTAGTTCAGGGCATCGCCAAGCTGTTCAATATTTCGGGTCGGCACTTTATACAGCTGCGCGATTTTCCCCAGCCCCTCCGCCAGCTCATCAGCGGGCAGCTCGAATGCCGTCGCGGCCTTTGCTGCCGTGGATGCGAAAGCCAGCAGGTCACGCTTCTGGTCTTCGTAAGAATCGTTCTGGTTTGTCACGCCCATGCGGGCGCCACCTTCAACCAGCGCGGCATAGTCAATAGCGCCATTCTCCATCGGCAGCTGCTCACTGGCGGCCTTGATGGCATCCTGCATGTCGAAAAACTGTTTTGTGCGGTTGCCGTTGTCATCCCGCAGCCCGTTAACCTGCTTTGCAACGCCTTTCATCGCATCTTCCATGCTGGCATAGCTTTTAACGGCTGCCATCACCGGTGCGCCCATCGCCAGCCCGGCGGCAGTCGTCGTTGCTCCGGCGCCCGCGATACGATCCCGCACCTCAAGACGCCGCGAATACTGATCGCGGACGGCGTTCATACGGGCCTGCTGCTCACCCAGGCGTTTAAGGGATTTCTGCTGTCGGTCCAGCGCCTGCCGGGTTTCGTCGGCATTCTGCCGCAGCTCACGCTGTGCACTGCTCAGCTTTTTGGTGTCCAGCCCGGCCTCATTGAGCGCAAGACGCTGACGCTGCACCGACTGACGCAGGCCGTTATATTTGCTCTGCAGCTCGTTAACGCGGTTTTTTGCCTGCTCAAGCAGACGAGCCTGCGCCGCCGTCGGGCGGTTAGTGGCCGAGAACTGCGTGGCAAGTTTCGCCGCTTCTTCGCGTGCAGCTTTAAGGCTGTTGCCGGTGACGGCGAGCTGCGCGCTTGTCTTGCGGAAACCGTCAATACGGCCCGCCTGGGCGTCCAGTTCTTTTAATCTTGCGCGGCTTTGCTGAATGGCGGTAGCCAGCTCTTTAGAGCTGGCCTGCGCTGATCGGAATGGGCGGGTGAGCTTATCAACCGCATTTAGAATTACCTGCAAACGCAGGTTAGTGTCACTCATCGCTGGCCCCGCTTCTCTGAATCGCTTTATGCCGCCACTCCAGCACTTCGGTCAGCGGCATAACGTCAGTGACGGACGGCGGCCAGTGAAAAATGGTGGCGATATCAGCCACCAGGTCTTCTACCGTCAGGCTGTCGGCAAACCGGCAAGCACCGATTTCTTCAACAAAAAAGTGACCACCTCAACCGACAGCGCGGTGAGATCGGCGGGGTCCATTTCAGCCATTTCCTGAGCGGTCAGCGCGGGCGTGGAGATGCGGGGAATAATCGTCATCATCGCGCCGACGTCCATATCCATGATCGCCTGCAGACGGGTGCCACGCAGCGCGCCGGACTGCGGCTTGCGCAGCACAATTTCGGCAATTTCGGTTTTACCGCGTTTGATTGGGGTGTCCAGCTGTACGGTTTTTTCAGTCTGTTGTTCGCTCATTGTCATTTCCTGTTAATAAGGTACTGGCGCGGCTGCCCGCGCCTTTAAAGTAGATCAGAGGCCCAGGGCGTTGCGGTGTTCTTCCATCAGGTCCACGCCATCAACGATTTCAATCATGTTGATCACATCAACCTCATAGAGCACCTCGCCGTTAATGGTCAGCTTCGCGTAGCTGTTGGTGCTGCTGACTTTTGTGGTGTTGCTCTCCCCGGTTTTCCATTCGCCGGAATCGACTTCTTTATGTCGCCCGCGCACAATCAGCTCAACGGCCTGCACTTCGCCGGTATCGTCACGCTGAATGGAGCCGGTGAAACGCAGCTGGATACCGTCAACTGTGGCTTTACCCATCTGTTTGAATAACAGCAGTTCGGTGCCACCGATTGAAAATTCCGTGTCCAGCGCGCCATCATCCAGCCCCAGATCAACATCAGCCGAACCGGGCATACCGCCGCCGCGATACTTTTCAAACTTGCGGCCGAATTTAGGCAGGGTCAGAGACTCAACGATCCCCTGATAGTTGTTCCCGTCGTTAAACAGGTTCAGGTGTTTTAACTTGCGTGGTAAAGCCATATTGTCCCCTTACGCGCTGACCTGGCTGGAGAAATCCAGCAGATACTGATCGGTGATGCGCTGGCGCAGCATCAGGTTTTCCAGAGGCGGTACCGGCGTATAGTCGTAATCGATAGTGAGTTTCCCGGCTTTCAGGGAATCTTTATCGTTTACGGACTCATCCAGCCAGCAGTCGGCGCCGATGATGTAGCCCTGCGTTTTCAGGTTGCGCAGTTTGGCGCGAATACCTTCGATAATGTCGCGGGCCAGCGACGGGTTAAGCACGCCATCCACCGCCCACATGTGCGCTTCGGCGATGGTGTCAGCCAGTACCTGCGCGGTGCGGGTGTAGTTTTCAAAGGCAAACAGAGGATCGTCACTGAGGCAGCGGGAGCCCCAGAAGCGGAAACCGTCTTTGCGGATCAGCGTGGTGACATCGTTCTGGTTCAACAGCCCCGCATCGGTTGCCGGGTCCTGCAAATCCCAGAACACATCGGCAGAAATGCCGGTGACGCCATTCACGCCCACGTTGGACAGGGATTTATGCCAGCCGGTCTGCTCGTCAATTTTGGCACGCAGACCAAGCGCACGGGCTGAAGCGTAAGCCGTTGCGTCAGCATTCAGCACGGTGTCAAAACTGATGAAATCAGGCCAGATAAGCATCCCCTCGCGCTGGCTGAAATTAGCGCGATAGGCAATAGCCTCCTCCACCGTTTTGCAGCCGTAGGCGGACAGATAAGCAAACCCGCGCAGACTCTGCGCCACGCTCAACAGCTCAGTAGCTACCGCCTGCGTATCGTGCCCTGGCACGCCCAGAATGCGCGGCTTAACGCCGAGCTGGGACTGCGCAGATAACAGCGCTTTCATGCCTGTTTTTTTACCGTCGGCTGTCACACCGCCAATAATGTTAGAGGTTGTCTCCGCTTCGGTTTCACCCTGTGCAACGCGCACAACTACGGTCACGGGTTTAGCCTGGTCGGCAATTGCATCCAGCGAGCGGGCCAACGTGCCAGATTCGCCTGCTTTACCGCTGGCGGTCAGCACGTCGGTCAGCAGAACAGGCTTATTGAGGGGAAACATGGACGCATCAGCATCATCGCCGGTGCAGACCATGCCCACGATGGCGGTGCTCACCGTGGTGATAGGTCGGGTGCCCTCGTTGATTTCAACAACGCGCACCCCGTGGTGGTAATCCTGAGCCATATGGCAGTCTCTCCGGTGTACAGGGGGTGTGCCTATGTTCTGGTTGATATGCACGCGGCGCACGCGCCGGGCTATGTATAGGGAATGACACAATGGAAGGGGTAAAAAAATCCCCGCAGTTGCGGGGATGGGATTAATCTTCGGGAGGTTCAGGCCAGTTAATATCGGGGGCCTGCGATGTATCCACGCGCGTCAGCAATACGCGGTATTTTCGCCAGGCATCATAGCGGCTCTTTTCTTCATCTGTTGCCATATCCAGATCAACAGCATCCTGCAGGGGTTCGATTTTGGCAGCGGCGCTTTTAATGAGTTCTGCTTTTGTTGCTGTAGCTTCGGCAATTACTGCAGCTGCTTTCGCCGCCTCATCTGTTACCCATCGCTCACCGTTCCACTTATCATATGGTGTCGATGGCGGGTATATAGTGGTATCAGCAGGATAACCGCCCGGCACGGTAATTTGCTGCTCCGCCCCGGTTCTGATATTCCAGACGGTTTCACCGCGATGATCCGCCAGATACTCCCATCCGGTCAGTTGACTGTTCCGGCAGACAACATAACCTTTTTTTGCTGCCAGTGGCTTGTCCGTACAGGCATTTGCAGGAATGCTGACGCCCACCGGAATAAACTCCGTTGTTTGTGACAAATAAACCCGCGTCAGACTGTCATAATTAACACAACAACCTCACCAGCCACGACGGCAAATCCATTTTCTATAACTGCGCTTTGCATTATGCGGCCCTCACGATGTAGTTAAATGCCACGTTGCATGGCGCGGTTTCGTTCTGGCCCTCATCGGATAAATACACGCCACTGCTCCCCGAATAAGCAAAATAAACGGTCGCTGAACTCTTACGATAAGATTCATGAACAGCAGGAGTTTCGCCCCCGTCACCATTACCAAACAATAACGCGTGTGTGTGCTTCCTCAACTTATCAGCAGCATACGATAGAATAGCGCGGCCACTATCCAGCCCCCGCCCATCGTCCCAGCCGCGAATAAACACGCCGCGCAAATCAGGAAGTTTTAGCCCCGGATACGCCTGTGCCAGCTTCGGATACTGCGCAGCAGTAAAGGCTGCACCATTGCACTTCAGCCAGCCAGCGGGAGCTGTAGTAAGAGGCCATGGAACAGGCACACCAACTGGCAAAGCGGAGCCTGCCCCCAGACCAAGGTTATTCAGAAACGCGGAAATATCTGCAATATCTGCGCCATTAGCTGATTTATCCATTTTCCCGGCAAGCGCATTGGTCATGGTGGTGGCAAAGTTCGGATCGTTGCCTAGTGCTTTAGCCAGTTCGTTCAGCGTATCCAGCGCGCCAGGCGATGAGTCCACCAGTTCCGCAATCGCTACCTGCACAAAGGCCGTGGTTGCAAGCTGCGTGGAATTATTGCCTGCCTCAGCCGTCGGCGCTTTTGGCGTGCCGGTGAATGTCGGACTGGCTTTCGGCGCATACTGCGTATGGGGATCGCTGGCGGCGGTATGCTTTGCCATCAAATCATCCACATACACCTTCAACTCCAGCACCTTGTCATCCACGTATTTGCGGGTTGCCAGCACCACTGCGGGGTCAATTTTCAGGGTGATATTATCGGTACTGCTGGTAATAAGCACAATGCGCACGGTCTGCGTGCGTCCGCTCCCCTCCGCCAGCTGCGGCTTGTAGCTCTCAGGGCAATTGCCGACGGCAATCAGCGCGCCGGTTTCATCGAACAGACCGACCTCACGAATCCACCAACCGCCCTCAGTTTCGGGGATCACCTGCTCAGCAATAATCTGGCTGCTGTTCTGCGGATCGATATACAGCATATTCAATGCCGCACGGCGCTTTTCAGCAACCAGCGCTGTCTGCTGCGCGCTGGGCGTTGGTAACACGCCGCCACCGTCGCCCACCGCCATCTGGGTAATTTTTAACGGCACACCGAGCGCGGCGGCGCTTGCCAGTTTCGCCGCGCCGATATCCGTCAGCAGGGTATAAAATTTTGCGCTCATGGGTTCACTCTCATTGTGTCAATAACATGGACCGCCCCGCCCTCGTAGGCAGAACCACCAGAAATGATGGTTTCGTTGATATACGGGTAAATCGTGATTTCTTCGCCGCTGTAAGTGGCAGCCCCCACAAAATTGGGTCCACTCGTCTGCAGATTTATGGACATGCCGATCAGATGCCTGCTGCAGGGTTTGGCGTCACCGATGAGGCGCTCCAGCTCCAGATAGGTTTCCTCTGTTATGCCCTGGTCCTGCACCCCAATATCCAGGCGAAACGTGCCCGGCGCCTCGCCTGTCTGCCACCATTCAATGATGCGGATCAGAAAGCCGAACGGCTCCACGACACGCCGGACAGCGCTGGTTGTGCCCTTATGCTGATGGATATAGAACGCATCCTGCACCACGCGGCGCTTCACGCTCTCCGCCCATCCTTCGTCCCAGCGATCAACCGAAAAGGCCCACGCCAGATACGGCAGAAACTTGACCGGGCATGTTGCCGGGTTCCATAAATCCCGCAGCGGCACTTGCAGATCGGAAATGCCGCTGCAGGTCTGAGCAAGACGGCGCTCAAGCGGCGATGAACCCGGAGGAAGCAGACTATTCATCCGTTCCCCCGTTGGTTACGCTCCATTCCGTACATGAAGCGGCTTGTGTCTTATCCAGCACCACATCAGCGAGCGGCGAGGCCAGCTCAACACGCTGCACACCCTCAACGTGCAGCGCGGCATAAATAGCACTGCGGCGAATATCGCGCCCCAGCCTCGTCTGGCTGGCGATATATTTCTGCAGGCTGGCCTTTGCCGCCTCCATCACCGGCTCAGCTTCTGGCCCCGGGTAAAGAAAGATCGTTGCATCCACGCTGTACGGAATAATTTCAGCGCTGCGCACCGTCAGACGGTCAGCAACCGGCCGCACGTTCTCACTGTTAAGCGCCTGTTCAACCACCGCCAGCAGATCCGCCGCTGCCGTTCCGGCGCCCTCACGGCTCAGCACGGTAAGCACCACCTCCGCCGGTGCCGGGCTGGTTGCGCTGGCGTCAGCCACTCGCCCGTCAGCGCTTTTAGCGTGAAACTCGTAGGCCGCTGTCGGCCCCGCAACGGACAGCCCCTCAAATGCAGCAGGAACACGCAGGCGCAACGCCTCGTCACTTTCCATTACCGCTGCGACCGGCGGTACCGCGTCGTTATCGGCAGGTGTAACCGTCAGCCGCTTCACGTTGTAGTTGGCCGCCATCTGATCGAGATCGCCACCCATGGCATAAGCCACCATGACCGCCTGCGCCGCCTCGTTGATACGCTGGCGCAGCAGGATTTCCCGGTACGTGTTTTCCTGCAGTTGTTTGGTGATGGGTTCAGATTCCAGCTCAAGCGTGCGCCGCACCGCGTCCTGTTCATCTGCCGGATACAGGGCCACAAAGGCGGCCTTACGCTCAGCCAGCAGGGATTCAAAGTCCGGCACGTCAACGATTTGCGGCGCGGGGAGCTGGGAAAGGTCAATGACTGCCATTGTCTGCTCCTGTTGATACCGAAAGAGAAACAGGCGCGCCGTTATTGCGCTTCCCGGTTAGCTCAACCACCATGGAGCCGTCAAAGGCGCTGTTGATGGTGATGGAATCCAGAGTTAGCCGAGGCTCCCAGCGACTCAGCGATACGTAAACAGCCGCCATAATCTGCAGGCGCAGCGCCGGGTTCTGGGGCTGGTCAATCAATGCTGACAGCAGGGAACCATATTCCCGGCGGGCTATACGGCTTCCCTGGGGAGTCAGCAGAATATCCCTGACCGACTGCCGCAAATGGTCCGCATCAGAAATGGCTTTGCCATTGTCCTGATTCATACCAATATACAGCGTCATACAGGACCTCCCGATGTATCGCCGCCGGACTTAACGCCGGTATGACCGTGTTTATCGACTACGATCCCGTTAGAACTCATGGCGCCGCCGCCCTGGGTGACGCCACCATTGATCACCACCTCGCTGTTTATGCGCGTGTTGCTTGCTTCCACCACAAATTCCCCCGTTTTCAGGGTTATGTTATCTGCCGCCTCGATCACCATGGATTTGATACCCCGCACATGCCAGCGGCCGGTCGCAGGTTCATATTCAAACCAGCCACCGTCCGGGTATTCCGTTACGCATCCGTCCACGGAGTCCGACGGCGGCGCGAACTGGTTGGAATAGATTGCAGGTAAGGCAAAAGCGGTTTCCAGATTGCCGCCCATACTCAGCACCACCACCTGCTCATCCTGCGACGGGCACCACCATGTACGGGCACCGCCTGCGCGCAGTGTCAGCCAGTTAATCCAGTTGGTTTCAAGCTCGCCCACTTTCACCCGGCACAGCCAGTTTTCCCGGTCCACTTCGGTTACGGTACCAGTGCGGATCAAGTTGGTGATAAGGCGCATGATTTCGGTAAATTGTGCGTTCATGGAATACATAATTGACTAAACAACTTATCTTCAGCCACAATTAACCATTGTATGTTCCTTCAAACAATAGACCTGAAAATCGAGATTGATAATATGGACTCAGAAAACCATAAGCTGCTTGATAAAATTTCCTCATCATTCTTCATTAAAGCTGACACACTTTTCAGGACCATTTCTTTTCAGAATGTCGCAATCGCTCACGCGACCAAAGAAGGCAATCCTAAGCTATATGATGCTTATAAAAACCTTGAATCATTCCTAGAGAAGCACACTCCAGATATATCTCAAAACGGCATACGGCATGATTTAGTAGACAAGCACATGCCGTCATTATGTTTTAGTTCATTGGTATCTGCTTTTGAGGACTACATAATAGAAATAACTAGATTAGTCTATAAACTGAAACCAGAAAGCCTCGACAAAATAAAATGCGATTATGGTACCTTCAAATCATCATCAACAGATGAACTATGGGATCTTTTAGTAAACGAAGGCTTAGCCAGCTTAACTTTTGGTTCAGCAAAAGAGTACATCAACAAATTTTGCAAACTAACATCCATCGACAAAAAGATAATTGAGCCGAAAATAAAATCGTACATTGAAATAAAGGCAAGACGAGATACTGGTGTTCATAACAACTGGCTCAAAGATTCTCGTTATGAAAAAAAACTTAAGGAAGTAGGGATTCAGCCAGATCACAAAAAAAACCTCACACCAGATTTGGATTATTTTAGATATTCTTTCGATGTTTGTGGCGACCTAGTAAAGCTGATAAGTAACAACATCGCCCTAGAACTTTTAAATGAAAGAAGAATCTTCCCTAATCAAATCTAAAACTACTTATTGTAACCAACGCAGTAAAATTTCATAAATTGATGCTTTACTGCGATCATTCCAACCTAAAAGATTACGTTGTGGATATTTCACTTTATAATTAGATTTATTAACTCTATCACGTAATCCATAGTGGTGAACACGTGCTATACGCTGCACCTTATTTGCAAATTGTACGCTGGCAGAGTCCGCAGTGGCTGCGGCCATCAGGTATTTAGTGGTGCGCAATTTGGTGAACATCTGGCGCTTGATGCGCCCCTTTTTACTTCTGGCCGTCACCCGGCGCGGCTCAAAGACGGTTCCGTCTGGATTGCGCTGCAGCCTGATGTTTTGCTGTTGCGACCGGCGTAGCTCCTGCGCCAGTTGTCGCATCATACGGTTGCGGGCTGCCGGTTCCAGATTCGCCAGCAGGGCCGCCAGCCAGTCATCCACCCTCTGCAGGTCATCCACGTTTCACCGTCCACATTTCTTCGGGTTCGTCGGGTTCCGGCACCGCTTCAACGCTCGATACGGTGCCGTCAGTGCTTACAATCACGCGCTCCGTGAGCTGCAGATTGAGGCTGAAATCACACAGATCGTTGCTCAGGATATCGACGTCAAAGGTAAAAAGTTTTTCGCGCAGCTCCGGGTTGTTGATGGCGTCCGGTTGATTGGTCATTAACCAGAGCAGCACGGGCGCCATCACTAAATTCTGGTTGCCGCTAAAGTCTTCAATCACCACGTTCAGGGTGTAGCGGTATTCCCATGACATTGAACGGGCGCCGGTTGCGACCAGCGAACCGTTATCAACAAAAAGGTGCAGTTTGTCCGGGTTGTCACGGACATACGCCACCGATTTATTCAGGGCGTTGCGTAAGGACTGCGGCTTGTTCACTATCTCGCTCCTGACACGCAATGATCGTGTCCACTTTGTCGGCACATATCGCCCAGGCGGCCTCTGTCTCATCCAGCACCTGGTTCAGATCCCCATTACTGCGCGGCGCTGACCTGTCCAGGCGGCATTGCGTCACTTTTGGACAACCACTCACGGAAAGCTGCACCTCCGGCGAGGGGTGGGCGGTCCCGCAGCCGGATAATGTCAGCAGGCAAAGGAGTGTCAGCCCAGCGGCGTAAATCCTCGTTTTCACGTTTTAGCTCCTCGATCCGGCGCTGGCGACTCCGCAACAGCGCGGAAGTCTCCTCCGCTGCAGCATAAAGTTGCATCTGTGCCCGACTGTTGGTTTCGGTAAGAATGGACAGGCTGATGAGCTGGCTGTTTTTCTTCGCCAGCTCCTGCTTGTTCTTTTTAAGCGCCTCAGCCTGCGTCTCGATGGTGTGACCGGCATTGTTAAGCCGCCATGACTGCCAGCCCAGCAGTGCCAGCACCAGAGCCAGGATCACCGCCAGCGCGCGCGTCATGCCCCTGCCCCTTTAAGACACCAGGCAAGCTCACGGGCGCGCCGGTTTTCCAGCCCTTTATTACGTTGACCATTTACATAAATCCAGCGGGGGAACTGGTTGCACGCCTGCCACCATTGCTGGCGATTGATGTAAGAAACAATTGTTGACCGGCAGATTGCCCCCGTTCCGACATTGAAACCAATACTGATCAGGGCATCGTAAACATGCTGAGGTGGCTTAACCTGCAGGCAGGCTTCAATCCTTTTTTCCGTCAGCAACACGTTATTAATCAGCCCCTGCGCGGCCTGTCGCTCCGTTATGGTTTTGCCCGGCACTACCCCGGACGTATTGCCGATCCCGTCAGTCCAGACCCCGGCGCTGCACTGGTATGGCTGTAGGCGGCACCCTTCGAAATCAGCAATCAGTTTCAGCCCCTCGACGGAGGTATGAAGCGACTGAAAGCCCGGCAGCGTGGCGGCAATCGCCAGCACCGCGCCGACCAGGCAACGCTTAACGATTGAAGGACTCATATTCCCCCCTGGATATTCTGCCATCCCGCAGCAGCTGGTAGGCTTTCCAGCGTAAATAACAGGTCACCGCTGCAGTAATAATCCCCAGCGCAAGACCGGTAATGGTCGATACATCTTTAAGAGACAAATCGCCGAGCCATGCCAGAAGCAGGGCAACGCAGTAAGTGATAAAGGCGCTGATTCGTTCAAGCGTCATAATTCAGTCCCATAGCTGGACGGTCTGCGCCGTGGTTGACGCCGTAATGTCCGGCAGCTCCACCTGCAGCCCGTGCGGTAAAAATGGGCCGTACTCAGCCAACCCCGGATTTGCCTGCAGAACCTGCTCAGTGACACCCTGCGTGCGCCCGTAATGACGCCAGCAAAGCGCGTCCACCGTGTCATACTGATGCGCACGCACTTTCATCAGATAAGCTCCACCGTACAGTGCGGTGCATCCTGCACCCGGCTGATAGCCCAGCGGGCATCACGCCACAGATCGCCGCTGGCCTCCGCCAGCTCCTCCCCTCGCTTCACGCCTGACGCCGTGGCGTCATAGTCCTGATAACGCTCATTGAGCACGGCGCGCGCCCAGCAAAAAACGGCGTTGTGGTAGTGCTGGATACGCTCGCTTTTGCCGTCCAGCATTTCTGCGGGAACCTCAGCAAGTGTCCGCCAGCCCAGCATCTGCTGACGGTTGCGGAAGTCGAACAGCTCAGCGTTAACCTCAGAGATCGCCGTCAGCACGACCTGCTTTAAACGCGGCTGCGTCACCGTGCCATCAGTGCGCATCACACTGCGAAATTCCGACAGGTCCACATCAGGCCAGAACGGCGTATTTTTGATGACCTCCGCCTGTTCCGGTGCCTGTTCGGGCGCAACAAACTTCATGCGGCTTTCTCCTGAATAAGTGGGCGGTGGACGGGGTTTTGATGTGGCAGTGCCTTTCGCCACCCCGTGCCGCCCGTGCGAGGGGCACGTTCTTTAGCGGCTGTCATTGCGCAGTCTGCGCTCCAGCTGCTGCTTTTCTTTTTTCACGCCACAGCGGGGATCGAGCTGCAGCGCATGGGTAAGGTGATTCAGGGCAGATGCCGGGTTGCTTTCGCTCAGTACAGCGCCGATGGCTTTATGCAGGCGCGCCCGCGACTGGTCCGGCATATCCAGATCGGTTGTCAGGTCCAGCGTCTGCAGGAGCAGATCGGCATCAAAACCAGCAGCGGCAAGCAGGGCGCTTTGCGCCGCGTCTGCCATTTCTTCTGCCAGCACGGTCTGCACGTTACGGTTGCCCAGCGGCATCACCCAGCCATGGCGCAGCGCATGACGCCCGATTTCCAGCGCACCGGCATAATCACCAGCGTCGATACGCCACAGCATCACGTACATCAGCACGTCATCCTGCTGCGCACCTCCGGCAGTCAGCACGCCCTCCGCCCAGGCGGAATATTTCGGCAGCAGCTCCACCTTGATTTCCGCCTTTTTCACCGTGGACTGAACGCCCTTGAGGCGGCGGCGGTCTTCTGCCAGCTGCAGCAGCATCAGGTCATAGCCCGACGCATGGCGAACACTGCCGCCCTCACGGGCGGCCTGTTCGGCCTGAATGCGCAGGCGGTGCTGCCGTGCAGGACTCAGGCTCATGCGTTATTCCCCACCTTCCGGTGCGGCAGGCGCGCTGAAATCACCGATTTCGATGTTTTCTACCAGCGCCGCGCAGCGGTAGTCCTCGACCACATACGCCTCGTTGACGGATTCAAAGTTTTCAATCCGGTCACGTTTCGGGTTGTCGATAACAGAACGGCGGCGGGTGTCTTCCTGCCAGTAGATGGACAGGTTATCCAGACGGGTGATCAGCAGGGCATTTGCCGGGAAATAAGGCGCGCGCACAGCCTGCAGGCCGCCCATACGTTTCTGGCTGATGATCAGATCGGCGGCGATTTTCTCGCTGTTGTCCTGCTCTTTGTTGACCAGCGGGAAATACTTGTCAGACAGCAGTTCACGTCCGCAGACGACAACCAGATCGTCATCATCCTGATAAACCGCGTCGATCAGCTCGTTGACGGCATCCATCACCACGACGTCCAGGTTGGCATAGTCACCGCCCTTGCCCACCTTGACCGCGCCTGCAGTCGTTGCACCGTCTTTCGTGGTGCTGCCCATGACGTGATCCGGCGCATCTTCGCGGATTTTCTGCAGCCAGCCTTTATTGACGTCCTGCAGCAGCGGGTTTTCAGCACGGCTGGAGGTTTTGGCACGCTTCACGCCGTTAAAGCCGATCATGATGCGGTCCAGCGCCTGACGCTTGACGATGGCGTTGCGGATACGCACCTGGAAGTCCTGGAATTTCGCCCACAGGTCCAGTTTTGCGTAGGTCAGCACCGTATCAAAGTTGGTCTGCTCGCATTTGTATTCCACGTCTTCCATCAGCGTCGGATCGGTAGGCTCGCGCTCTTTGGTGGTGGTATCGGTGGTTCCGGCAATGGTGCTGCCAACGCCCAGCCCCAGCAACTGACCGGACTGCTCAGTGACCGGCGTGATGTTAATCAGCGTCAGGAAAGCGGCGGACTGCTGGATCTGGTCTTCCAGCGTCTGCTGCACGGACGGCTCTACGGTGAACTTACTGGAGAGTTCTTCAATCTCCACACCGTTCAGGCGCGCCAGCTGCTGCAGGTAAGCGTTAAAGGCAAAGCGGGTTTTCTTTTTCATCGGGTTTTATGCTCCATCAGCAATTGGTCAGGGTGCCTGCCGGTGCGTCACCGCCCGGCGCGCGCTGGCGGTAGTCTTTACGGCTGTCTTCGCTGCTCAGCTTTTTCTCAAGCTCGGCAAAGGCGGCCTGCTGCTCCTGCAGGGAGGACTCCAGCTCAGAAAGGCGCTTGTCCTGTTCTGACAGGGATTTATCAGTGCGTTCGCTCAGGTTCTGCTGCTCGGTGGCGACCAGTTCCACGGCTTTATGCACGTCGGAGAAACGCGCCTCATCGGTCTGCTCTTTTTTGGTGAACAGCGCGGTGACGCGGGCAAAGAGGGACGGCTTTTCGTCCTGGGCTTCTTCCAGTTCGATCAGCGTTTCAACCGCTTCCGAAAACAGGTTTTCAGGATTCTGCTTACGGTTCGCCAGCGGGTTATGCGCGGCGCTGGCGCTGAATGCCAGCATTTCGGTGCCAAGGCTCGCCGGATCGTCCGTCGCACCCAGCCCCACAAGGTAGGCTTTGCCGGTGTCTGCAAACTTCGTGCTGACCTCCATGGAGGTGAAAAGCTTCTGGCCTTTCTTCACCAGTTCCACCAGGGCGTCCGTGGGTTCGATATCGGCATAAAGCGCCATCTTGCCCGTCAGCGGCCCGTCCTTGATTTCTTCTGCAACCAGCCCCGTCACCCTGCCGTAGCGGTTAAAGGTGCTGTCCGGCAGATAAGACTTGATGTGCTCAAGGTTAATCAGCGCGGTATAGACCGTCGGGTTGTAGCTGGCAGCCATCTGTACCAGCCATTCACGCTGGATTTCGCGCCCGTCAGTGGTGGCACCTTCCACCCCGATACGGAAACGCTTTGCTTTCACTGTCATGAGCCGTGCTCCGTTAGAAAAAACTTACTGGAGCCTTATGTTTGCGGTGATAGGGGGAGTGAAACAACGTGCGGAGCTTGTGCGGACAATCACACAATCCGCAGCCGGGGAAAGCTGCCAGTCAAGGCCGTATGTTTGTGCCATGAACACCACACTGACCCCCACAGACCTCGATCCCCGTCGGCAGGCCATGCTGCTGTACTTTCAGGGATACCGCGTAGCCCGCATTGCTGAAATGCTGGGCGAGAAAGTTGCAACCGTTCACAGCTGGAAGAAGCGCGATAAATGGGGCGAATATGGCCCGCTGGATCAGATGCAGCTCACCACTGCCGCGCGTTACTGCCAGCTCATCATGAAGGAGCAGAAAGAAGGAAAAGACTTCAAAGAGATTGACCTGCTGGCGCGCCAGTCAGAGCGCCACGCCCGGATCGGTAAATTTAACGATGGCGGCAACGAAGCAGACTTAAACCCGAAAGTTGCCAACCGTAACAAAGGGCCACGCCGCCAGCCCGAAAAGAATGTTTTCACTGATGAACAGACCGAAAAGCTGGAAGAAATTTTCCGCAACGGCATGTTTGAATATCAGCGCCACTGGTGGCAGGCGGGCGTAAAACACCGCATTCGCAACCTGCTTAAATCACGCCAGATCGGGGCAACATACTTTTTTGCCCGCGAAGCGCTGATTGACGCCATCACCACCGGGCGCAACCAGATTTTCCTCTCAGCCAGCAAGGCGCAGGCGCACGTCTTTAAGCAGTACATCATCGACTTTGCAAAAGAGGTAGATGTTGAGCTGAAAGGCGACCCGATGACGCTCAGCAACGGCGCGTGCCTGTACTTCCTCGGCACCAACGCCCGCACGGCGCAGAGCTACCACGGCAACCTGTATCTGGATGAATATTTCTGGATACCGAAATTCCAGGAGCTGCGCAAGGTCGCCTCCGGGATGGCCATCCATAAAAAATGGCGACAAACCTACTTCTCCACGCCGTCCAGCCTGACCCACAGTGCGTATCCGTTCTGGTCCGGCGCGCTGTTCAACCGAGGCCGCGCAAAAGCCGACAAGGTAGATATTGACCTGACGCACGGTAGCCTGGCTCCCGGCCTGCTCTGCCCGGACGGGCAGTATCGACAGATTGTCACTGTGGAAGATGCTGTGCGCGGCGGATGTAACCTGTTTGATATCGACCAGCTGCGCATGGAGTACAGCCCGGACGAATACCAGAACCTGCTGATGTGCGAGTTTATCGACGATCTGGCGTCCGTGTTCCCGCTCAGCGAGCTACAGGCCTGCATGGTGGACAGCTGGGAGGTCTGGAGCGACTTTCACGCGCTGGCGCTGCGCCCGTTTGGCTGGCGCGAAGTGTGGATCGGCTATGACCCGGCGAAAGGCACGCAGAACGGTGACAGCGCGGGCTGCGTTGTCATGGCACCGCCTACTGTGCCGGGCGGCAAATTCCGCATTCTGGAGCGTCACCAGTGGCGCGGCATGGACTTCCGCGCCCAGGCGGACGCCATCAAAAAACTGACACAACAGTACAACGTAACCTATATCGGCATCGACTCCACCGGCGTCGGCCACGGCGTGTATGAGAACGTGAAGGCATTCTTCCCGGCTGTGCGCGAGTTCGTCTACAACCCCAACGTCAAAAACGCCCTGGTGCTCAAGGCGTACGACATTATCAGCCACCACCGTCTGGAATTCGACGCCGGACACACAGACATCGCGCAGTCCTTTATGGCTATCCGCCGGGCCACCACCGCCAGCGGCAACCGCCCGACCTATGAAGCCAGCCGCAGCGAAGAAGCCAGCCACGCCGATCTGGCGTGGGCAACGATGCACGCACTGTTTAACGAACCGCTGCAGGGCGAAGCCGCCAATACCAGCAATATTGTGGAGATTTTTTGATGGGCAAGAGAAATAAAAGCCGCGCTGCAGTTGAGCACACCGGCACAACCAGAGCAGAAGCGTTCAGCTTCGGCGACCCGATTCCGGTACTGGACCGTCGTGAGCTGCTGGATTATGTGGAATGCGTGCAGATGGACAGCTGGTATGAGCCGCCGGTCAGCTTTGACGGATTGGCACGCACCTACCGTGCGGCCGTACATCACAGCTCACCGATTGCAGTGAAGCGCAATATTCTGACCAGCACCTTTATCCCGCACCCGTTGCTTAGCCAGCAGGCATTCAGCCGGTTTGTGCAGGATTATCTGGTATTCGGTAACGCCTATCTGGAGAAGCGTACCAACCGCCTCGGCGGCATTCTGTCGCTAGAGCCGTCACTGGCAAAATACACCCGCCGGGGCATCGATCTGGATACCTACTGGTTTGTGCAGTACGGCATGACCACGCAGCCGTACGAGTTCACTAAAGGCAGCATCTTTCACCTGATGGAGCCGGATTTAAACCAGGAGATTTACGGCCTACCGGAATACCTGTCCGCCATCCCGTCCGCCCTGCTGAATGAGTCCGCAACCCTGTTCCGCCGCAAGTATTACATCAATGGCAGCCATGCAGGGTTCATCATGTATATGACCGACGCCGCGCAGAACCAAGAGGACGTGAACAACATCCGCCAGGCGATGAAAAGCGCCAAAGGGCCGGGTAACTTCCGCAACCTGTTTATGTATTCACCGAACGGCAAAAAGGACGGGATTCAGATCATCCCGCTGTCAGAGGTAGCTGCTAAGGATGAGTTTTTGAACATCAAGAACGTGAGCCGGGATGACATGATGGCAGCTCACCGCGTTCCGCCGCAGATGATGGGGATTATGCCGAGCAATGTTGGAGGATTTGGGGATGTGGAGAAGGCGGCAAATGTGTTTGTACGTAACGAATTAATTCCCTTACAAAAGAGATTGGAAGAGTTAAATACATGGATTGGTGAGAGGATAATAAAATTCACCAAATACGATTTAAATTCATAACGAAAATGATCGAGCGGAGACGAATAACATCGTCTCCGTCACTTTAGAATTTTATGTCTAAATTTGAAGCTTGAGCCTCATCATATAACACCCTGACAGTATCATATTGCGTTTCATACATATCTGTAGAAAATCTATAAGATTGACGATTGTTATTATCAAAATAATCCACATGCAAATATGAAATCCCAGTATCACTATCGAAGCGGGAAAGTATGCTCACTGAAAAGTGCGGTAATGACGCAGACACTTTATCATTATAATAGTCAAAACTCCATGACACTTGCCCTGACCGGGTCATTTCAATCAGTTTGTTAACCATGTTGTAAATATTAGCTGGCAGCATTTTTGGAGCCTCCTAATTCAGACTGTTTATTAACAAAAAAACGTTTAACGTCTATCAACCCTTCGTTTAAATCAATCATTACTTTGTTTGGTATCATTGCTGATTGTTTTGTATACCTCAAAGCAGAGATGTTTTTTTCAATGTTATTTATTTTATCTATAACATCTGAATCATCCTTACCATAATATTCAACATAGTTGGATTTTACACGTTTATGTATTCTATAAAAAGAAGACAACTGTCTTAAAGCTATTGTGAAACTTTTATCATCAACATCAGAAATTAGATAATCAAGAACGGTTACTAGTTCACTCATTAACAATTCAAATTCTTTGTCTTTAAAATGCCCAAGCATTTCACTTGCTTGCTTATGCAGACTCTTACTAACTACTACACCATGCATAACCTCTAAGAATGTAATTATTAAGCCTAATATCGTGACTACAGTACCCATGTAGCCGAGCAAGTTAAATTTAGACGTATCGTTAAGTATAAATGAGCGCCCAAACCATGCTAACACCATTACAACTACGAAAATTGCTACATACAAAACTCTAATCTTGTTGTCACAAAGCTTGTCTTTTATCATTTTACTCATCCACCACAAAGCAGTCATTCCCAGATAAGACAAATCAATGATATCACAACGAGCGCGCACTCGTATCCCCGCCACGCCTGCCCGCTTTGTGTAGTGGTTTTCATGCAGGTGCATGACAGGCCGGGAAGCGCGCCAGTTCTGGCGGCTCCGACCCGTTGCGATCCTATTTGGATCATGCGAATCCATGCACCATAGACATGCACAGCACCGTCATGCCGCTTAATGCGGCACGGGAGGGAGTTTCCCATGGTGCGGAATCACTAATGCGTGCTTTCATCTTGCCTCACTCCATACTCATTCAGCCTGGTAACCAGGTCGCTCGTCAGCTCCGAAAGCCACGAAATCGCAACTTCCTTGTCGTCATCGCTACAATCTGAGCTGGCGACCAGCCGGGCCATAAGTTCTATCCGCTGCAGTGCAAGTGACTCCATGAACAAATCGTTCAC